AGTAGTGTACTCCACAAAATACAAAATCGTTAATACTGAGAATTTATAGATTGCATATAGCAAACCATACAAAATGTCCAAAGTAAAAAGAGGTGAGTCAGAACCATCAATCAGCGTTGCAGCTAGTGCCGCATTTGCTGAAGATGAGATTGATTACCATTTCTCAGCAGGGGATGATGGAGGTGCTCCATTCAACCCTATGGCTGCATACAAAGAGTTCATGGAAACTCATGGCAAGGATTTAACTGTCACCAACATAAGAGTCTTTTTCTTGAAGGCTCGCCAGGCTAAAGAAATTATGAGGTCTAAAGCCAAATCTGAAATGACTTTCACTTTTGGCAGCCTAACCCTGACCTTCAAGAACACTCATCACCCATCTAATCGGCATTTGACCGTTGACCAGGATGATTTGACTATCAATAGGGCCACTGGGTTTATGGCCTACGCAATCCTCCTGACTCATAGGGAGCCTAAAAGCAAGGATGCAGTTGAAAAGACCATCATCAATCCTATTGCAGAATCAAAGGGTGTTACCTGGAAGGAGGGAGCAAATATCTATCTGAGCTTCTTCCCTGGGACTGAAATGTTCATGCTTGAATTCAGGTTCTTTCCACTAGCTGTTGGTCTGGCTAGATGCCACAAAGAAAAGATGGACACTGAATACCTGAAGAAGCCCATGCGTCAAATGTTGACTGATGGAACAAAGGCTCAAGTCTGGCTCGGTGCCAAGATTGAAGAGATCAGGAAGGCATATAAGGTTTGTATGAACCTTAAATTTGTTAAAGCTGGTTTCTCTGAGGCTGCTAGGGAGTTCCTTAAAGAATTCGGATTAGACCAGGACAGAAACTAAATAATTCTCTTTTAAGAGATAGGGGTTGGTATATTTACCAACCCCGACATGTAAACAGCTAAATTAAGCTGCAATATGTGGTGGGTGGTTGGGGCAAGATTCAGATCAACTCATTACAATCTTTTTCCTCATCATTAGTTCTATTCTTATGTATCCAGTGGAGCACACTACT